TGCTTTTTTTCTTTGGCGTTTTAACGTCTTGTGACGTCTTTTTTTTGCGCTTTGATATTAATATACTTGCGACAAAATAAATTTGCCTTATTCGTTTTAAAATAACACCAAAAGGAATTTTAAAAAGTTTAAACATATCGTCAAATTTTGTTTGCAAAAAAGGGGTGACGAAATCCATCACCCCTCGTCCACTCAATTATAAACCACTCCTATAATGCAGTAAATGAATGTTTCCCTTCGAAACCATTCTTTGCCACTCTCAATTCGTAAACCAATCCCGTTGTCAATGTAGCCAAACCGATTTCGTATGTGCCACCCGCGACACTTTCAGAAACCGCCGAAACACCACCGGCAACAACCGTGTTCGATGCGTCGTAAATTGCCCAATCCGACGGAGAATCTGCTCCTTTGTATTTCAACGGATTATATGCAGTACCATAATCAAACGATGCATCAACCGTAATCAATGACGCCGTCAAACCTGTTTGTGTAATATTAACATCAACTAAACCTTCAAGATCATTAAAATTGACACCCGCTTCCGTTGGTGTGATCATGTACATTGTTGATTCATCAAACAAACGATCAACGTCAAACGCGATCATTAATTTTTGAACCGTTGAATCCGTTGCAAATTGGAACTTTGGATCGAACGATGGATTGTCAACCGGAATTGGATAAAGATATCCATTCGATTTTGATCCAATCAAATTACCGTTTACATCAACGATGTATACACCAAAGTCAACACAACGATTCAATTGCAGTTTACCAAGCAATGTTGGTGTTGAATCCTCTGACCATAATTCACCGGAAAAACTTCTTTTTCCTTGTCTTAAAAATGCCATTTTACCCGAATTTGCTTCTTCAAATTGTGAATCCGCTTTTGGTAATTCGACGTTTTCAAATTGTCCAATTGGAAACCATCGTTTTGATGAATCCGCTTCATTAATTAATGTTGACCATGTTGGAACTGAAGCACTTAAATCAATGCCATTTAATGTTCCGTCATTCGCTTTTAACGGCAACATGATCAACCCACTTGTAACCGAAAAAATCGGTACGCAATTCGGACGTCCTGTATTGGACAATCCCGATTCGCAATTACATCCTAAACTCATATTTTCTTTTTTTTAGAGTATTAGTATTAAAATTTTTGGCTATCCGGTTGCCACCCTTTATGAATCAACATTTACAATTTACTTTGTACTTTGTTAAATTCACCCGTAATTCCACACCACTTAAATTCGCATCCAAGACGTTTTGAAACATTCCGTTGTCGCGTTCAACACCAAATCGTGAAAATGTAATTAATTCCCATTCATCCAATGTTGCGAATTGTCGATCCTTTTGCACGATTTCAATGAATTCCATTGCCAAATTTTGCATTGGATAAACGACGTTTTCCCTATGATCTTTTGTGTAATAATTCCGAATATCGGTTTCATCTAAAAAGAACAATCGGATGTCGGTTTCAAAATCGATCGTGTTTCCGCGTCCGTATTGACGAACTCGAATAACTTCCAACAACCACGCCAACGGCGTTTTTGCGGTCAAGTTGTTTGTGCTTTTTGTCCATTCGTTATTGGTTGCAACCTTCGTTCCGGATAAATAAAACGGACTTGATAAATAAATCACCCCGTTCAACGGGTTCAAATTACTTGGATCAACCGCAGTTGATTTGATCCATTCATCAATTTCAATGGCATTAATTAAATATTCATTTCCGGAACTATCCGCAACAACTTTTCCGACTCGCGCCCATTTTGTTTTGCAAACATTCGTCCGTTCGTTAATCGCATCGTATTCACCAATTATGGTGTTGTCAATACTCGAAACCAAACCATTAATGATTTGTGAAATTTCTTTTGTCATATCCAATATGCCGTTCCTTTGTCCATTCCATTATAATCCGAAAAATTACCTTTGCCTACATAAGACAATGTAATTGTTCCGTCGTTGTTTCCGCCAACAATTGTTAAAACATCCCCAACCTTGTAACCGTCACCGGTTTTGTTTATAGTGATTGAATCAATTACGCCACCGGTTTCAACAACGTCGACGGTGCATCCCGTACCCGTTCCGCCGGATGTCGAAACATCCGTTGCGGTTGTATAACCTGTTCCCGCGTTCGTTAATGCACCCGTCACCGCTTGTCCCAATTTCATCGAACGATTCGTCAATATATAATTGCGAATGGATTGATATGTTGAAATTGATTCATTGTATCGCGCAAACATCATTGTTTGCAATGTGTTTACTACAACACTATTTTCGGCGGTTTGTTGTACGTTTCCGTATGGCGTCATTTGATTCATTAAATCTTTGGCGTATTCAAAATAAATAAACCCTTTTAACATGTCTAAAATTCCACGACTTTCAATCATGTAATAAAGATTTTCGTCAACATACAGGGGATCGAACACCAATTTAAAATTTGGTGATTTCGGGACATTTGCATTCAAATCCGAAACGAATTCATTATATAATTCAACTCCGAAAAGTTGACGTAAATATTGCGGTTCGTATCGATTAATGTATTCGGTCAATTTTGCCGTTGAATACATTCCCGTTGACAATTCCCATTTGTTAATAAAATCCGACGTTGTTAATAGAGCCATTTATTTTTTCTTACGTAGTTTACCAAATTTTGATTTAATCCACACTTTTAAAACTTTCCCCGTGACTTTCCACAATTGACCGTTTTTCATGAATTCCGCGTCACCATTTGCAACAAAGTCATAAACCCCATCGTCATCAACATCAACTTCCAATGTGTATTTGTCACCTGTTTGTGTATATTGCGCATCGAATTTGTTGGTGTCAATTTTAAACGTGACGTCACCATTTTCGTCGCGGTCATATTCCGCGTCGACGTTTTTGGTGTCCATCTTTAAATTTAATGGTTTCTTTTTCCTTGACTTGTTTTTTATTGGTTTCTTGTTTTCCATGTAGTGTTTTTTAATTTATTACGGCTTTAATATTAATGCCACGTCCGTTGCAATGTCACCATATACAAAGGCGGGTTTTTGATTTGCCTTAACATAAGACACCAACCTTGCTTCGGCAAGAATCGTGATCATGTTTTTTGTGAAATCGTCCGAATCCAAACCAACTGAAAGGTTCATGTCTTCGCGGAATTTTACATTTACTTTGCTTAAATCCCCGATAAGATAATCACCCGCCGGAATATATGTTGAACTGATCACGCGCATTCCCGCAACAATCATTTCCGCATCGAATCCGCCCGTTTGACTTGGCAAGTACATTGGATAAGTATACGCTCCCGCACTTGATTTCGTCAATTGCAATTTCGCGATGTCTTCGGGATGAAGAACAACGTGTGTTGGTGTAAAGTTAGCACCTTCAATTTGCGCCTTGACCACTCTGATCAAATCCGTGATGTTTGCATCTTGTACCGCGTTTGCGAAACCACCCGCGCCAAACGTAGGTAATCCCATTGATGCGTTTATCAAACCTTTGATTTGGTTTGTTGCACCCGTACCGTTTAACAATGCGTCTTCAATTGATTCGCGAACACCTTCCATAAGATCGTTGTTTATTTCCCCTCTAATGAATGAAAGGTCTTCCAACATTTCTTTTGAAACTTTTACATAACAAGCAATTTTTTTCACTTCTTCTGAAACTTCTTGCCATGTTGGTTCGCCTTCAGTTTTTGCACCGCCTTCTGCCGTCCACGAACCGTTTGTGTCGGTTGCTTGTTGCACATACGTTACAAATTTTGAACCTGTTTGTCCTGTATTTACGTTTTCAAGTATTCCGTATCTTTTACGAACTGATCGATCGATTTCAGAATCAAAGTCAGTCAATGCAAATGTTCCGGTGTAATCGTTTGCAATGGTTGTTGTTTTAACATCCAAAGAAACTTTTCCGCCTTTTAGAACCGCGTCTTTAATTGCGTCAAGATTGTCTTCATACGTTTTCGCGATTGATTGTGACAATGAAAGTTTTTCCGCTTTTGGTTCAACGGCTTTTTCACTCATTGCTTCAATTCGTCCTTCGAACTTTGCAATTGATTTTTCCATATCCGCGCTCTTTTCCGCGATACCTTTCAACGATTCCAATTCGCTTTTCAATGACTTAACATCGTCAACGGTTGGTACGTTGTTCATCTTTTCCGTAAACATTCCATCCAATTTTTCGATGACCTGTTCCGGTGTTAAATTTGTGTTTGTGTTTTCCACGTTTTAAAATTTAAAAATTTAATAATAATTTATTTGTTCATCTTTTGAATTACTGAATTCCAATCAAATGTTTCAATAATCTTTTTTGACTTGTGTTCGTTTGATTGATCAATGATCGGATCATTCGTTGCAAGTAAAATTAATTGACTATTTAAATACTTGGTTTTCATTTCTAATTCATGCAACCTTTCATCCGTGCCGTTTCCGTTTGTTAATGCACGAATGCAAAGATGCAATTCCTTTGATATTTTTTCAACAAGATCAATTTTATCTTGACCTTTCATTCCGATAACCGGTGTGTTTTCGTTTGATCCAAATGTGACCGCGCTACCTTCCCAAAGAATTAATTCTTTGATTTCATTATAACCACCACCGCGAATTGTTTCATCTTTTACAAATTTAATTTTGTCGGGGATGTATTGAAATCCAATTGAATGTTCTTTGATTATTCCGTCTTCATAATCACGCAACGCGTCTTCGCCATCCGTTGATCGTCCAAGTTGACCGACCGCGTACAATCCAAAATCGTCTTCGGATAATTCAACAAATTTTCCAATTTGCTTTTCCCAATCGTGATGACGTAAAAACGCAATTTTTCGATTTGATGTTGATTTTGTACCGCGTTCTTTTATTGACTTTTTAAATGCGCCTTTTTTAATGACGTCCATGTCCGAATCCATTTCATCGAATTTGGACAAATATAATGCAACTTGACGCGTTCCCGTGTCAATATCTTTTATTTCAAAACCTTCTTTTAAATTGTAAAAATTGTTTTTCATCTTTAATAAATTTATTTGTTCGATGTCATTCCGCCTGTTTGAACATCGTCGTTTGTTTCGTGCGCGTCATTTGATTCATTGCCAACCGGACTTTCATTTGTTTCAATAGGTAACGACCATTGATCCGATGCCATTAATATTAACGCGCCTTCATGCGTTAATGTTTGCACGGGGATCACGGTTTGATCTTTAATGAATGACGGTTCAACATCGTATTTGATCACAAATTGCGATTCGTCTAAAGATTTTCTAATCGTGTTTGCACTTGTATCGCCTACTTGAGAAAAGTCAATATTTGGCAA